GCGGCGCTGCTCGTGAACGATGGCACGTCCACCATCTGGATCAAGGTTGGGGCGGACGCGGTGGCCAACGAGGGCATCCGCCTCAACGCCAACGGAGGCTCCTACTACATCTCCTCGAGCGCGGCCAACTACAGTACGGGGGCGGTCAACTGCATCACGGCGAGCGCCACGGTGGTGATCCTCGTCTCTGAGTGGAGCGATGGCTGATGTGGAAAAAGTTGAAAAACTTGGGATTTTGGTCTGTAATCATTGGGACCCCGCTAGCGTTTGTTGGGTTCTTGGCTTTCGCAGTCGTAGCTGGACCACTCGATAATCCTCTCAACAACCCCGTAGACCTCAACAGCGTCGCTCAGGACATCTGCGTCGACGACGCCGCTGGCCCTTGCCTCCAGAACGAGGCGGCGAGCACCACGAATCCGACTCTGATCCCGAACCAGGTCGATCGGACCACCGGGATCGGGTGGTCCTCAGGAGCTGTGCGCATAATAAATAGCGGCACCAGCAGGGCATCCTTCGGCTCCGTTCCCGAGATCAATAGCTGGGACTTCGGGTCATCACGATTTACGGCTGACGGCACATTTGCTACACCCACAGCCGCCCTAGAGAGCATTTCTGCTACAGCCACAGTTCCTGGATTTGTTTTCGCTAACGACCCGGACACGGGTTTGGGTACGGCGGGGACCAACCAGCTTTCCCTGATCGCCGGAGGCATCGAGGGCATCCGGATCGACGCCACCAACGGAACTCACACTTACCTGCTCGCGCAGGACGGGGTGCACCTCCTGCCGCGGGAGGTGTTCTCGATCTTCGACGACTTCACGCAGCAGACCCTGACGGAGGCCGACGGTCCATGGATCGAGAACTCGGGCACCGACCCGGAGGCCGTTGACGCGGTGATAGAGGCCACCGCGGAGAGGGGCGTGGTCACCATCGTTTCTGGTGACGCTAGTGGTTCGTTTGCCGCCGACGGGTCGCAGATCGTCGCCCACATTCCAGTGCAAGCGGACAGCGGGGGACTCGTGTTCGAGACGCGGCTGCACATCGACACGGCCGTCACTACGGTGTCGGTGTGCGCCGGGTTCACGGACATCACGACCCTCCAGGAGCCGGCCTCTATCTCGGGGGTCACCATAACTACAACGGCGGTCAACGCCGTAGTGTTCTGCTACGACACGGCGGCCGACACCGACGAGTGGTACGCCATCGGGGTGGACACCAACACTGACGCCACAGGGAACGCAATAACGGGGACCGCTCCGACCGCTGACATCTTCCAGGTGCTTCGCATCGAGGTGGACGCGGACGGCGAGACCGCCCGCTTGTACATAGACGGCACCCTGGAGGTCAGCCTGACGGCGGCGGCGACGGCGGCGAGCGCTAACCTGTTCGCGACCGTGACAGTCAATGCGACGACTACGACCAGTCGGGCGGTGGACATAGACTACATCTACGTCGGTCACACTAGGTAGGAGTAGATGACATGGGTTCGCTGGCAGCGGCGGCGCAGATAGTTGGCATAGCCTCGTCCGTGTTCGGGATCGGGAAGTCGCTCTTCGGGGGCGGGGCACCCAAGCCCGCGCCCTTCGCACCCCCGTCCCTGCCACCCACCGCGAAGCCGTTCCCCACCCTGACGGACGCCCAGCAGGCGTCCGCCGCGGCCCGCAGGCGGTCCAGGTTCAGAGCCGCCCTGGGGGGGAGGACGAGCACCGACATAACCGGCGGCCTGCTGTCGGGGGCGTCCACGGCGCCGAAGACTCTGCTCGGCCAGTGACCCGATGGCTCAGGACCTGGAGGCCCTCGAGTACTTCGAGAAGAGGCGGGGGGCGCTGAGCGAAGAGCGCAACAGCTTCGTCCCCCACTACAAGGACTTGTCGAAGTTTACCCAACCGAGGCGCGGGCGGTTCTCCAAGACTGACCGCAACGTCGGGGGGCCGCGCTACTCCAGCATCATCAACAGCCGGGCGACCCAGGCCCTCCGCACGGCCCGCGCCGGCCTGTTCGCGGGGGTGATGTCGCCCTCTCGTCCCTGGTTCGCCATGCGCGTCCTGGACGACCCCGAGCTGATGGAGTTCAGGCCGGTGAAGGTGTGGCTGCACGACGTGGAGCTGGTCCTCCGCGAGATCTTCAACCGCAGCAATCTCTACAACATGGCCCCGGTGATGCTGGGGGACCTGCTGCTGTTCGCGACCGGCTGCATGACCCACGTCAAGGACTTCCAGACCGTGGCCCGCTTCTACACCCACACGCCGGGGAGCTACATGATCGGGCAGGACGAGCGGCTGGAGGTGACGACCCTCGTCCGGGAGTTCCAGATGCAGGTGAGCCAGATGGTCGGCGACTTCGGCCTGGACAACGTCAGCGTCGGGGTCAGGAGCGCGTGGGACAGGGGCGACTACGACAGCTGGCACGACATCGTGCACTTCATAGAGCCGAACCCCAGCGCGAACCCGAGCAGGAGGGCGAGCCGGTTCAAGGCGTTCCGGTCGGTGAAGTACGAACCGGGGAACGCGCAGACCGCCGGGGTGAACGAGAGATTCCTAAGCCGGATGGGGTTCGACAGATTCCCGGCCTACGTCCCCCGCTGGGACGTGACGGGCGAGGACATCTACGGCACGGACTGCCCGGGCATGACCGCGCTCGGCGACGTCAAGAGCCTGCAGGTGGAGGAGAAGCGGAAGGCCCAGGGCATAGACAAGATGGTGAACCCCCCGCTGCAAGGTCCCGCCACGCTGTCAGGTGTGCCAGTGTCGAGCCTCCCGGGCGGCCTCACCATCTACACCATGGGCCAGGGGGAGGGCAAGCTCGAGCCGATATACAAGGTGGCCCCGCAGCTCCAGGACATGGCGGCCGACATCGACAAGGTGGAGCGGCGCATCGACGAGGCGTTTTTCGTCAACCTCTTCCTGGCGATCTCCAACATGGAGGGTATTCAGCCCAAGAACGAGATGGAGCTGGCGCACCGGAACGCCGAGCGGCTGCTCCAGCTGGGGCCGGTCCTCGAGCGACTGTACGGGGACTTCCACAACGACCTGATCGACCGCACCTTCGACCAGGCAGTGGAGGCCGACCTCCTGCCGCTCGCGCCGCCGGAGATCCAGGGCATGTCGCTGAAGGTGGTCTACATCTCCTCCCTGGCCATGGCGCAGCGCAGCGTGGCGGTCGGTGGCATACGTCAGCTGGCCGCCTACGTCGGGGAGCTGCGGGGCGCGGGCTACGAGGAGGTGCTGGACAAGTTCGACGCCGACCAGTCGGTGGACGAGGTCGCGGACCTGACCGGGGTCCCGCCCCGCCTGGTGGTGCCGGACGACGCTGTGGCCGAGGTGCGGCAGGAGAGGGCGGAAGAGCAGGAGCGGCAACTTCAGGCGGCGCAGGCGCTAGAGGCGGTGAAGGTCGGGGCCGGCGCGGCCAAGGACCTGGGCGCCGCGGCGGGGGGAGGCGGCGGTGGCTGATAAAGATAAGAAGCCTCTCGACGTCGGGGACGAGGGACAGGTCAGGAGGCGCAAGAGCGTCGCCAAGCTCGCGCGGGAGCGAGAGGTCGCGGAGGTGCAGGTACTCCTCAGTACACGCGGAGGCCGGGCGTTCGTGTGGCGGATCTTGGGGTGGTGCCACGTGTACCACTCCGCGCCCGCTGACCCGGGACTGATGCCGCGGTTCGAGGGCCAGAGGGACATCGGGGTGCGGATTTTAAACGAGTGCTTGACGGCTGACCCGAACGTGTATATTTTAATGCAGCAAGAATCTGTCGACAACGACGATGGGGAGTAGGATGGCCGAGGAAAACGAGAAGGTTCTCACCGACGACGCCAAGACCGACGGCGAAGCTAAAACCGACGGCGAAGCCAAAGCCGACGGCGAGGACAAAGCTGAGGCTAAAGCTGACGGCGAGGACAAAGCTGAAGCCAAAGCTGACGGCGAGGACAAAGCTGAAGCCAAAGCTGACGGCGAGGATAAGGCTGACGGTGGGGACAAAGACAAGGACGCCGACAAAGGTGCGCCGGATAAGTACGAGAACTTCAGCATGCCCGATGGGGTCGTGGTCGACGAGGAGGCCATGAAGGAGGCCCTGCCGGTGTTCAAGGAGCTGGGGCTCACGCAGGCCGGCGCCCAGAAGCTGATCGACCTCCAGACCAAGGGCCTGGAGAAGATCGCCAGAGGTCAGGAGAGCGCGTGGCTGGAGGTGACGGAGGGCTGGAAGAAGGAGACCAAGGCGGACGAGAAGATCGGCGGCGACAAGCTCGACGAGAGCCTCGGCCTCGTGGTGACGGCCCTGGACGCCCTCGGCACCAAGGAGCTACGGGACGTCCTGAACTTGACGGGGGTAGGAAACAACATCGAGTTCATCCGCTTCGCGAAGAAGGTGGGCGAGATGGTTGGGGAAGACAAGATGCACCACGGCAAGCCGACGGGTGACCAGCCCAGGAGCCAAGCCGAAGTCCTCTATCCCAACCAAGGCAAGAGCTGAACCTAGGGAGTAGCTACTATGGTAACGCTGAGCAGTAACAACCCGACCCTCCTGGACTTCAACAAGGCCATGGATCCGGACGGTAAGATCGCGACGATCGTCGAGATTCTTATGGAGCAGAATGAGATTCTCCCCGACTGGACGTTCGTGGAGGGTAACCTCACTACAGGCCACACCACGACTATACGAACCGGCCTTCCTGCTCCGACATGGCGCAAGATGTACGGAGGCGTGCAACCCACCAAGGGCACGACTGCGCAGGTCACCGACAACACGGGCATGCTGCACGCTATCTCTGAGATCGACGTAGCCCTGGCGGACCTCAACGGCAACACGGCTGCGTTCCGCCTGTCTCAAGACAAGGCCCACATCGAGGGCATGAATCAGGAGGCGGTCGAGACCCTGTTCTACGGAAATGAAGACACGGAGGCCGAGGCGTTCACGGGCCTCGCCCCCAGGTTCAACTCGCTGGCCGCCGCCAACGCCGACAACATCTTGGACGCCGGTGGCACGGGCACGGACAACCGGAGCATCTGGCTCCTCGTGTGGGGTCCAGAGCTCGTCCACGGCATCATCCCTAAGGGTTCGGTCGCGGGCCTCCAGGTGGAGGACTTGGGCAAGATCATGATTCAGGACGCCTCGGGCGGCTCCAACACCGGCCGCATGATGGCCTATGTGACCACCTATCGCTGGGATCTTGGCCTGAGCGTTCCCGACTGGCGCTTCGTCGTCCGCATCTGCAACATCGACAATTCGGGGCTCGTGAACGACGCAGCCACCGGCGCGGATTTGGCGGATCTCATGTTCCAGGCCATGGAGTTGATCCCGAACCTGTCGAGGGGTCGCGCCGCCTTCTACATGAGCCGGACGAACCGCACCTTCCTCCGCAGACAGCTCTCCAACGCGCGCTCCATGAGCACGCTGGAAGTCAGAGACGTCGGCGGCACGAGAGTCACGGAGTTCCAGGGCATCCCACTGCGGCGCTGCGATGCGCTGTCGGCCGACGAAGCCCGCGTCACCTGAGCGGCGACATAGAGGAGTACGCACCATGATCTTGGACGAAAGAACAGAGTTCGCCGACGCAACAGCCCTCGACACGAGCGGTACCGGCACCAACATCGTCGGAGACGTTATGGACCTGGGGTCGGTGCGCGACATCGGCCAGGGTAAACCTACGTACCTGGTGATCCAGGTAACGACTGCGGTCGTGGGCGGAACTTCGGTACAGTTTGTCCTGGCAAGCGACGGGCAGGCAGCGATCACCACCGGCGGCACCGAGAGCCGACACTACCTGTCAGACGTGTTTGCGGTAACCGACCTCGTCGCCGGCTTCACCATGGTCATCCCACTCCCGATGGGGGACGTGGCGGCCTCGGTGACGCCTTACGAGCGGTACCTGGGCATCCTGCAAGTCAGCGTAGGTACGCACTCAGCGGGCGCGATCAACGCCTTCCTGACGCTTGACCCGTACGGCTGGCGGTCCTATCCGGACGGCAACAACTGATCGGTGAGCTCGCGCGAGGCTGTATAGAAATGGCTTCGCCGGCTCTCTGGTAAGGAGAGGAACATGAAGGTTCTGCTGAAGCGGACTTGGTTCTCGCCTCGCGGGGAGAGGTTTCGCAAGAGCGTTCCCGCGAGCCATCCAGTGGAGGTGCCGGACGAGCTTCTTGACAGCTTGCCGTCCGACGCGGTAGTGGTCGAGGACGACTACGAGGAGCCGGAGCCGGAGAAGGCGCCAGAGACGCTCAGTGAGGCGGCTAAGCTGTATGGGGCTGACCCGGAGCGGGCCTCCGCGGAGGCCACGGGAAAGGCGATAGAGGACGCCGAGGCTGATCGGAAGAAGAACGCCGCCGACTTTCAGGCTGACCTCGCCGCCGAAAAAGAAGGTGAACCGAAACGCGGCCGAGGCCGCCCACGCAAGTCCTAGAGGAGGACGCAACATGCTCAAGTACCTGAAGACACTGGCCACAGCGGCGATCCTTTCTCTGGGCATCGCTCCCTGGGCGCAGGCTGCGGTGGTCACCAACACCACAGACCAGCTGTTCAACGCGGTCGACGAGATCTCGACGACCCTGACGACCGAGGCTGGCACCGTGCTCACGACGTTCGTCAGCGGCACCTACGCTGTGGCCAACGTCGTCCGTCTCCAGCGAGAGGTTGGGTCGCCCGGCTCCGGCACATGGGAGAACGTCACGCGCGTCACCGGCGCCTCGACGACAGCCAACGCCCGCGTCGTGACCACCTGGACGACTGGCACCGGCACCGAGGGTTACCGCCTCATTATGACTGCCACCGGCACCGGCGCCGTCGTGGCCTACCTCACGGACGCCGCCGTGACGGCGCGGACGTGGGTGAATAACTCCAGCCAGATCGTCATGTTCGACGATTTCATCGGCATGAACAGCACCTCTACCACCGCCCTCAACGCAAGTCGATACGTGACACAGGACAGCAACTCCGGCGGCGGCACTGTCGCCGTGATGGACGTGGCCATCCAGGAGGGCGCCGTTGTCATGGACAGCGGTACCACAGCCGACGATGGGACGTGCATGAGCGCCATCACTGCCGCGAGCTTCGGCGCGCTTGTCTCCGATGGTTGGACGTCCTTTGAGCTGCGCATCCGTTCCGCCGCGGTCACCGGCGTTGTCACGATGGGTCTCTCAAACGTGATATGCGTCGCCGACGTAGTTCCTATCGCCAGCGTTCTGGCCCTCGTCGTGGATCAGGTCGACGGCGGCTCCGAGAGCCTGGCGCTCATCACCAGAGACGACGACGCAACCACCGCGACCGAGTGGCAAGCCATTTCAGCCATCGCCGACGCGGAGGGTGCGAACGCATTGGAGGTGCCCCTCGGCGTCATTACGGCGGCCGATACCTATGTCGTGCTGCGAGTTGAGATCGACAGCGGCGGCAACGCCTACTTCTACGTCGCTGGCAACCTGGTACACGCCGAGCCTCTGGCCGTGACCACGACTGCGCGCTTGGCCCCGATTCTTCATCTTATGGAGAGCACGGTCGACGCTGGTGCCGTGATCTCGTTCATCGACTACTGGGAGTTCGTCGCCCCACGACCGACTGGTTGATCGGCGGCATAGAGAGGAGAACTAGGGTATGACCGTCGTTCGGAAAAGTCGCATAAAGGACATGCTGGCTGGCTTTTTGGCTGGCTTCACCACCGCAGTTACGCACTCGGGAGTGGAGACGCACACCGGCGCGGAGACGCACACCGGGGCGGAGACGCACACCGGCGCGGAGACGCACACCGGTATCGAGACCCACACCGGTGCGGAGACGCACACCGGTGCTGAGGAACACACCGGCATCGAGACCCATACTGGAGCGGAGACCCACACCGGCGCTGAGGAACACACCGGCGTCGAGACTCACACCGGTGCGGAAACCCACGCCGGCGCCGAGGAGCATACTGGGGCGGAGACGTTTGCTACCGGAATCGTGACGCACGCTGCCGCGGAAACTCACAGTGGGGCGGAAACCCACAGTGGGGCGGAGACGCATACCGGCGACGAGACGTTTGAGACCCTCCAGCGGGTGGCCGCCTCCATCGTCGCCGCTACCGCCGCGACGCTCGACGTAACCCAGGCGCTGCACGCCAGCAAGATCGTGACCCTTAGCAAAGCGGACGGTATCGCCGTTACCCTGCCTACGGCAGCTGGGACGGGCAATGTCTACACGTTTTTTGCCCTCACTTCCGTTACCTCCGTCGGCTACATTATCGCCGCGAGAAACAGCGCCGACTTCTTCCAGGGCGGCGTCGCCATGAGCACGGACATCGCAGGCGTAACCATCATCGCGAACGCGACCGACGACACGCTCACGATGAATGGCTCGACGACGGGAGGTCTAGTGGGCTCGTGGGTTAGGTTCACGGACATCTCCGCCTCCCAGTGGATGGTGGAGGGCTTCCTGACCTGCTCCGGCACCGAGGCCGATCCGTTCAGTGACGCCGTGGCTTAAGCACAGGCAAAGCGCAGCACATTCCGAGGGCGGCGGGCCAAACCGCCGCCCTAATTTCTTGAGGAACATGAGATGGTGGACCTGAAGCGAGTGCCCACGAAAGAAGAGAAAGCTAAGGCTGCGCACCACGGAGCGGAGGTACCGGAAGCGCGCTTTCCTCTAAGCGTGTTCGTCGAATCGCCGGAGGTCGAGAAGCTGGGGCTCGGCAGCGCTGAAGTCGGCGGGGAGCACGACCTCGTGGCCAGGGTGAAGGTGACCTCCGTCTCGATCGACGAGGATGAGGACAGCGAGAAGCGAACGTCGGTCACGCTGACCCTGCTCGCGGGCGAGGTCCGCTCGGGACACAGCAACGAGGAGCGCGCCAGGAAGCTGTTCGGTGGGGAGTAGTTCATGCCAGAATCTTTCGTTTCGCCCGTCGACATCGCGAACATGGCGCTGTCCCACGTCGGGGCGAAGTCCGCCATCGAGAGCCTAGACGAGAAGACCGCTGAGGCCACGCAGGCGCGCATCTGGTACGACTACAGCCGCCGGGTGGTCCTGGAGGCGCACAACTGGCACTTCGCCCGCAAGCGCGTCACCTTAGCGCTCCACGGCGACACCATCTCTGAGACTTCGACGGACCCGATGGCTGGGGTGTGGGGCTTTCGCTACCAGTATCCGCCCGACTGCCTGGTCGCCCGCAAGATCCAGAACCCGAACGCCCCCCCGGACGACGCCGTCCCGTTCACGGTCGAGGGAAGTCTGGACGGGAAGGAGAAGACCATCCTCACGAGCATGGAGGACGCGGTGCTGGTCTACACGTGGAACCTGGAGAACACCGACATGTTCTCGTCGCTGTTTGTGCTCGCGATGTCTCACCTCCTGGCTCACCACGTCGCGTACTCGCTGACGGGGTCGCGCAGGATCAAGGTGGACGAGCTGAAGATATTCCAGGGCCTCGTCCCGCTGGCCACGGGGGTCGACGCCAACGAGGGCGTGGACCCGCCGCCCCGGGACACCGACTGGATCAGGGCGAGGCAGTGATCTTCTTCCACATATGGGCCTGGAGGACCCAGACCGGCAGAGACATCATTTTGGCGAAGTTCCTGGCGACGTGGATCCCCGACGTCTCTTCCTACGAGAGACCGAACTGATGCCCTCGTTCATCCTCCCGTCGTTCGCCAAGGGCGAGATCTCTCCGCAGACGTACGGGCGCGTCGACACTGCGATGTACCGGGTGGCCCTGCGTACCGCGAGGAACCTCATAATCCACGCCACTGGCGGCGCCAGCAACCGGCCCGGCACCGTCTTCATATGCCCGGTGAAGACACACTCGGAGTCTCCCCGCGTCTTCGACTTCCAGTACCGGACGACCGACCAGTACGTGCTCATATTCGGCGGCCAGTACATGTGGGTGGTCCGTAACGACGCGCTCGTGACCAACACCACCATCAACATCACCGCTGTCACCCAGGGGAATCCGGTGGTCGTGACGGCGGGAAGTCACGGCTTCTCGAATGGTGATGCGGTGTTCACCACCGGCGTCTCAGGCATGACGCAGCTCAACGACAACTTCTACATCGTCCAGAATGTGGCCACAAACACGATGGAGCTGACGCACCAGGTGACCGGCAACAACATCGACGGCACGAGGTTCGAGCCCTACGTCTCAGGCGGCACGGTGGGGAGCATCTTCGAGCTGTCGACCCCCTACCTTGCGGCGGACCTGGACGAGCTGAAGATGGTGCAGTCGGCGGACACTATGACCATCACGCACCCGAGCTACGCGCCGCGGGACCTGACGCGGACGGGACACGCCTCCTGGACGCTGACGGTCAACACCTACGCCCCGGGGCAGGCGGACCCAGCGGGCGTGGCGGTCGCCCAGCAGGGGACCAGCGGTTCGACGACGCACAGGTACAAGGTCACGGCCATCCGGCGGGAGGAGAACGTGTTCGAGGAGAGCCTGTCGGGGCTCAGCAACACGACTGTCACATTGAGCAGCGCGACGCTCACGAACCCGGTGCGCTGCGTCGTCGCGTCGGACGTGTTCGTTACCGGAGACGAGGTAGAATTAAGCGATTTCGACGAGATGACGGCGCTGAACGGGCGTCGCTTCTTTATTACTAAAATTACCAACGACGTCTTTGATTTGGATGGTGAAGATGGAACAGATACTGCGATATATCCCACGGCGGAAACGACCGGCGGAACAGCAAACCTCACCTTCTATGAGGTCACAAACTCAGTTACTGAAGCTCTCACGGTCCTCGCCAACTTCAACCGCGTCACCTGGACCGCCGTCAGTGGCGCGAATCGATACGCCATATACCGGCGAGAGAGCGGGCGCTACGGCCTCGTGGCGGAGGTG